GTGGTGAAGGCCTACCGAGCAATCGAGATCCTGGCTGGCATCGTCAGCCCGCGGGTTAAGCGGTGACTAAGCCCAAGAGCAACCAGCAGCAGATCCACCGCGAACCGATCTGCAAGAAGACGCGCCAGGGCAATGGCCGCGGCAGTAAGCCCAGCCATGGCCGCAAGCGACGCCACGGTCAAGGCAAAGGCTGACCGCCCTTATCGGCCGGTTCCAGAGATGCGATCCAGCTGTCGAAGGCCTCCATTGATGGGATCTTGGCGGGCAGCTTGAGCCACCGCCTCACCTCCGCAGGGCAGCGCAGGAAAACGCTGGCGCCCTTGGCGTAGGCGATGAAGAACCGCCCGTTCCAGTCCTTGCCGGTTTCGACCGTGGTGGCCGGCCCCAGGTGCAGCCGTTCTCTCTTCATGGCCGGCAGGTGAGATACCAGCCGCCGCTGCCACCAGGCATCCAGCGGGGGTTCCAGTTCTTGCGGCTGTAGGCCAGGCCCGCGCCCTTGGTGTTTTTGCTGTAGCCGCCCTGGACCAGCAGGGCCTCACCGTTGGGATCGTTGTGGATCCAAGCAGCATCGGTGTAGCCGATGATCACCGTCCAGTGACCGCCGCCTTTAGGCGCCGTGGCGGGCCCTTGATGCAGCCACCCGACTGCCACTGGCCGCCCCTGGTCGATCTCGCGCTCCAGGGCCGCAGGGGTGCCATTGGTGTGGAAGTCGGCCTTCAGTCCCAGGGCCCGCAGTGCAGCCAGCTGGGCCTCGGCCGATGTGGTGTCCCCGTATCTGGCGCGGACGTTGTTATAGGCGTCGTCATTGGCAACCTTCCCCCAGAACATCGCCAACATGGCGCAGCTCGAGGAGAAGCACTCGCGGTAGCCAGTGCCGCTCTTGTTGTCCAGCTGGCTCTGCCATTTCACGCTCAACGGGTTCTTGAGCAATGCCGGCAGCTTGATCGGACGCTCCTGATCCATCAGCGCAATCAGGCGCTCGCTGTAGGCCGGCAGGGTGGCGTAGCCCTGGCGCTGCAGCTCCTTGGCTGCCTCGTTGCGGTTGGCTGCCCGGTTGATCCCTTTGTGCTCTTTCCAGTCGAGATACCACCGCTCGACCAGATACTTCACCGCGGCATCAAGCGAATCGAAGTTGACGAAGGAATCGTCGATCGTGATCGTCTTGCCGTTCACCACCTCCTGCGTCTTCTTGACGCTGCCCGGACCCTTCAGGCCAAACGGGTTATTGCGGCCGCTCATGTGCTGTCCGCTGCCGCTCTCCAGCCGCCACTGCGCGGCCACCAGCTCTGGGTAACGGCTGCCGTACTTCCTGGCCGCGGCCTCGATGCCACCCCAGGTGTTGTCGATGTCCCCCTGGCCCCGCCAATCACCAACCCATTCAGCTGATTCCGTCAGCAGGCCAGGGTCTGCGTGTTTGATGTGCTGGCCGAGCTTTGTGATGCTCTTTTTCTGGTGGGGCAGACCCTTGTAGTTGTCCCAAAACTGCAGCCACCGTTCATCGGTGAACTGCACATCCTGTATTGGCATCATGGGAAAAGCTCTCCACCCATGTAACCGTGGCTGATCTCGCAAAGGAACTCGAGGAGCTTCACACCTCGGTTGTCCGCGCTGTGCGCGAGCGCATCGACAAGGGCGGTTATGACGACGATGGCAACCTGAAGCCCACCAGTAACGACGATCTGCGCGTTGCCCTGCAGCTGCTCAAGCAGAACAGCGTGACCGCCAACCTGGCCGAAAGCGACACGGCCAAGCTGCGCTCAAAGATGGCCGGCAAGCTCGATTTCTCTGCACTAAAGGAGAAAGGCAACGTGGTGCCGATCGTCCGCTCAGATGACGCTGCTACCGCGTGACACCGCCATAGGCCTTGCCCTTCGGTTGAGGCTTCCATCCCATGGCCAGGGCGTCGATACTGGCGCCTGTCTCATCGAACCAGGCTTGCCGCATCGTCTCCTCGAGCTCGTCCTGACGGGCGGCCTTGGCTTTCTCCTGATCCTGGGCAGCAGCATCAGTGAAGAACTTGACACCCAACGCCAGCGCGTCGATCCGGTCGTCAAAGGTCAATGAACCCCGGTCCACCGTGATGCGGCTCAGCTGATACATCAGCGAGCGCTGGTGGCCTGTCTCTGGATCACGCTCGGCATCGTGATAATCACGCCGGATCAGCTCAGTGCTCACCACCAGCCGGTGCTGCTGCACCAGGGGGGCAAGGGTATCGACGATGCGGCGTTCCTTCTGCTGACTGACCCGCACCTCCTCGATCGACACCGGATGCACCTTCACCATCGCCGGTGACAGCAGAGCGGTGAACATGCCGTCGCCCATGTTGCTCTCAGCCACGCAGTAGTTCACCTGCCAGCGCTTGGCCCTGCTGGCCAGCATCGTCAACACCTCCGGCTCATAGCCCCGTGTGGTGCCACCTGACTCGAGCAGGAAGAAGTTGCCGTTCAGCTCAGCGATCACCGCCCAGGCCAGCTCATCACTGCCGCGGCCGGATGGGTCGATCGCCAACACGCAGCGCCATGTCTCCTCCTGCGGCACCCAGCCATTCACCACCGCTGGACGGTGGTAGTAGCGATCAGCCCCCAGGCCGACGCACAACAGATCCTGGATGCGCTGCTCAGGCCCCGTGGCCCACACCACCACCTCCGGCAGGGCCTTGCCGTCGAGATCCATCACCAGCAGATCACCCAGCCGGATCGGGTAACGATCCAACGTGCTGAGCCTGCAGTTGAGCTGGTACTGCAGCTGCACCGCAGCCCGCGTCATGCGCGTTTCGCGCTTCAGCAGCTCGTGGTGGCCAAAACGCTCAGGGTCGGTTGGATCCCCCGCCAGGGCCGGGTTGCCCTGCACCGCTTCAGCAATCTCTGGCGAGAGGTTGCCCTCGTAGCAATCCCACTCATCCGGGTCAGCTGGGTCCGGGAACCGCGCCGGCCAGAACCGAATCGCGTAGTTCCGTTCACGCACCAGACGTAGGTACAGCGAACTCTCAAGGTGCGGAGTTCCCAGATACCGGATCTGTCTTGGGAAGATCTGCCGTAGGCCCGCCTGCGTGTAATCCCTAGGTGCCACAGGGTCAAACCCTGGGTCATCGGGCTTGATGATCGCCTCGAGTTCGGTCACGGCCTGGGCCAGCCGTTCCTGCTTCAGCGGCGTGATCGAGTTGTTCAGCGTCTCGATGTCGTCCGGTAGCGCCAGGGTGCAGCGTTTGCCGGTCAGTGATGGCGACAGGATTCCCACAGTGCGGACACTGGGGCTCTGGTCGATCACGGCTGGCCCCACGTCAAAGGCCTTGATCGAGGACCGGCCATCAGGCCGCGGCTCGAGGCAACGCAGGATGTCCACGTCGCGGATGCAGCGGGCCATGAAGGTGGCCACCTCCTCGGCCTTCTCCGCGGTGGCAGCCGGGATCAGGATCTTCTCGGTGAAGGGGTCATGCCGCAGCCGCCAGAGGGCATAGCCACCGGACTCAAAGCTCTTGCCCAGGCCGCGGTAAGCGGTGGTGATGGAACGGTCGGGGCCGGTCTCCAGCCAGTGCGCCACCTCCAGCTGCCGGAGGGTGGGCGTGTCGGCCAGGTTCAGTTCCCGCAGCAGGTAGCAGAGGAAATGGGGGAACGGCCAAAGCTCAGGCGGCAGTGGATCCCAACGCATCAAGAGAGCCCCCCTACATCCAAGGACGCAGAAGGGCTCTCCCAACAACCACCACCAGCCGCAATGACTGGCAGTGAACCTCCCAGCACCACCTGGGTTGGCAGTGCAACCTTAGCCGTCAACCCAGGCCTCATTCACCTGCGGTGTCTCGGGGTTATCACCCTCGAACTCGCCCTTCTTGTTACGCGCACGTGTCTTTGTGGTCTTCGGCGTTGGGGCAGGGCAAGCACCTCCACAAGGCGCTGCCAGAGCGGCTTCAGCAGCGGCCACAACATCTTCAGGGACATCACTTCCGTAGTGCTGGAGGCCAAGACGAATCCGCTCGTCGTTTGAGAGATACATGTGTGGAGAGCAGATAGGAGAAGGCTACCCAGATAGCAGATGTCATTCCAGTGAATCAGTGAATTGCTGCCAGAGATGGCCGCGGCGCTTGGGGCCTCCCACCGAGGCAAGGAAAGGGTTGATGAGGAAGTAGGCCTCGCCGGTGCGTTGATCAATGATTCGCCGCACCAGGTTCTCCTTGCGCAAGCGGGTGATGGCGCTCACTGCCACCGGCAGCTTCACGTTCAACCGTTCAGCGATGTATTTGGTTGAGACATGGGCCCTGCCACTGCGCCAGTTGACGTAGTTGAGCAGGACCAGGAAGACCGCGGCATCCCGCAGCTCCAGCTTCCGTTCACCCAGCAGGGCAATGGTCGAATCGAGATCGCGTTGGTGGACCATCACGAAGTTCTCGTCACCGTCTTCTCTAGGCTTCATGCAGTCAGTACCGGTGATGCTGACGGACCCGACACCTAGGTGTGGACTCCTAGGTGTGACTTGCCCCTTCTGGACGCGACCCAGTGGGGGCAATGGGTTTGGACAAGCCCAGATTAACCACAGAGCAACACAGGTGGAGAACAACCCCTCTCGCCACTGCCCCTCCTACCAGCTCCTCTGATCTCTCTACTGGTGGGAGATCGAAAACCAAGGACACCTAGCCCAACCTGCGACAGCCAAACAGCGCCCCGGTGAAGCGGGCACCTCACAGAAAAGGGGGGGCATCGAATCGCTCTGTAGACCTGGGGCCCTTTTCCATTTTTGGGTCGCGTCTTGTGGGGGAGTGTCCCTGACGCGCGCCGGGCAAGACCCCCCATGGCCCCCCTGCTCGTCCTCTGGGGGCTGCTGGAGGGGCGGCGGGTGTCTTCCCCTAGGCGAGACGGTGGGAGGCCCTTCCTGGCCCTTCTGGGGGCTGCTGCTCGTTGTGGCTGCAGCCGGGCCGGGCGTGCGCGGTGGTGGCCCTGGTGGTGGCTGGTGTTCTTGCGGATTACTGATCCGCTTGCCGTGGTGGTGGCCGGCTGGTGGGGCTGGTGGCTGGTGGTGGCCGGCTGGTGATGGGCAGGGCTGCCCCTGCGGCTGGAGGACTGAGCCCTGGTGGGGCTATGGCGTCTTTATGAAGTTTTGTTACAGATAGTGACTGGGCCGCCCCCACCTATTCCTCCACCCATGGAGAGAACGTGTTAGGAAGTGGGAACTGTTCTCCACCTATGGGGAACGGTTCAACAACCACCACCACTGGACTGATGACAACCACCACCGAGCTGATGAACGCGAGTGCTGAGCAGCTGCAAGCTGCGCAGCTGGTGAGCGAATCGCAGGGCTGCTGCGCAGTGCTGCCGTACTGGCCGATCTGGGCAGCTGCTCAGTTCGCCACCACCGACGAGGCAAAGCAGCTGCTGCAGTTCGTGCATGTCTGGCGCGATGGGGACACGTACCAGATCGAATCGACCGATGGCCACAGGGCCTTTCGTTACCGCTTCCCGGCTGTGTCCAGCGAGTGCAACGGTGCAGCCACGGCCACCATGCCCACGCTCTGGCGCGTGCCTGAACAGGGCCTGCTGTTGCACGCCAAATCCCTCAAGAAGGCTGTGTCCTACGGGAAGCTGCTCACCGTCACAAGTGAGATGCGAGCCGTCTTTCACGGCGGCAAGAAAGGCGCGCTGGGTGAGCTCTCGTCGGTGAACTTGGCGGGCCACTTCTCAGTCCACACGGCGGCTGATTGCGGGAAGGTCGGCACCTACCCGAACTTGAACCAGCTCTGGCCAGAGCGGTTCAGCAACCAGCCCAACCACGCGTGGGCCTTTAACGCTCGCTACCTGAAGGAATGGTGCGCTGTGGTGGAGAAGCTCTCCCATAACGGCGTAACCCGTTGCGAGGGCAACACAGCTACTTCCCCGTTTGTATTTGCCAGTAGCTACGAGCCCTGCATCGGCCAGCACTTCTCAAAGCCTGAGCTCGAGCTGCTGCTGATGCCGGTTCAGATCCGCCGCTGATGGCTGCACTGAAGGCCTACGGGCCTTCTCTGCAGCCCTCACCAGCTGCCCAACAACAACCACCACCAACCGATGACAACCACCACCACCGCCGCGGCCATGCCGATTCCCTGCGGCCCTGATTCCCAACGGCTGCTAGTGGCTGCAGCCGAAGCCCTCGAGATGTCGCTGATTCCCGATTGGGATGAGGCCGGCCGCCGTGAGCTCTGGGCCCTGCGCATGGGCCGGGTGCAGCCCTACTGGACAACCACCAAGCGCCGGCACCTGGCCCGCACTGACTGGATGGCCGCATCGGCCCTCACCAACTACCAGGCCGTGGCCCAGGAGCCCGAAGCCAAGGCCGCAGCCGGGGCCCTGGCCGACGCGATCCGTGACGGTGACTGCGCGATCTGGTGACGGCTGCACTGAGGGCCTACGGGCCTTCTCTGCAGCCCTCATCGGCTGCCCAACAACAACCACCACCAACCGATGGCCACCACCACCACCACCAAGGCCCGCAAGGCCCGCAAGACGTACGACGGCCCCACAGCTGAGGAGAAGCTGTGCGAGGCCCTGGTGCAGCTGCTCGAGCAAGGCACCAACCCATGGCGCCGAGAGTGGGCCCAGCACGGCCACCAGGGGCAGCACCGCAACCTCGTCACTGGGCAGCCCTACCGGGGCAGCAATCCAGCACTGCTCGAGATGTGGGCAGCCTGCCGCGGGTTCTCCCTGCCGCTGTGGCTGGGTAGCGCTCAAGCCAAGGCTGAGGGCTGGCACCCTCGCAAGGGCTCAAAAGGCTGCTACGTGCTGCGGCCACAGCTCAACAGGCGCGAACAGCAAGACGAGCAAGGCAAGCCCATCACCGGCCCGGATGGCACGCCGCTGGTGGCTGCCTGGGTCAGCTTCAAACCGGTGTGCGTGTTCAACGTTGCCGACCTGGTGGGCAGCACACCGGAAGCACAGCAGGCCCTGGAGGCTCGAATCACCGCGGCTGTGGGTGCCGTGGTGGTGAGGCCCGAGCCTGAGCGGCTGGCACTGGCCGAACAGGTGCTCGGTGCCTGGCCAGTGCCCACCAGCTGGGGCGGTGATCGCGCCTTCTACAGCTCGAGCGCTGATCAGATCACCATGCCCACCAGGGCCCAATTCGAGACCGCCGAAGGCCTGTACGCCACCTGGGCCCACGAGCAGGCCCACAGCACCGGCCACAGCAGCCGCCTGAATCGCAAGCTCGGCACCGGCAAGGGAACTGCGGACTACGCCCGCGAGGAGCTGGTGGCAGAGCTCGCCGCCTTCCTGATCTGTAACCGGCTCGAGATCAGCAGCAACACCGAGAACCACGCCGCCTATCTGGCCAGCTGGGCAGCGGTGCTGCGTGAGGGCCCGAAGGTGCTGTTCAAGGCCCTGGGCCAGGCCTCAGCCGCGGCCAATGCCATCTGTGGCCCGGACGTAGAGGCCGACGCCTGACGCCTGCCCGGGCACCTTCCGGCGCCTTGCCGGTGGTGCCCCTGCAGGCACACACGCACACACACTGCACTTGCACCCATGTTTGAAGTTCTCTGCACAACGACCGATGAGTTCGGAACCCGTACCGGCCCAACCGGCGAGGGTTCAATCAATGAGGAGAAGGCGCGCAGGCTGGCTGATGCCATGAGGCGCCGTTACGGCGAGCCGGGCACCCGGTTCTTTGTTGAGTGGGTGCCTTCCGCTGATGAGTGGAACGCTTACTAATGGCCCGCTACCGCTAACGAAGGCCGTCTGTGGCCCGGACGTAGAGGCCGACGCCTGACGCCTGCCCGGGCACCTTCCGGCGCCTTGCCGGTGGTGCCCCTGCAGGCATCTGCCTGCCACAACAACCACCACCACACCATGAAAGAACTTGAACTCAGGCTCGCTGCCTGCTGTTTCATCACCCGCGTGATCAACCGGCTCGATGACGCCGGCTGGGGGTATGAGGCCCAATGCCTCACCGATGACTACGACCGCAGCCAGCGCTGGCTGCCCGAACTGCTGATGGTGCGCGATGACGCCGAGCGCCTGGCCGCTGCTCTGGAGGCCAACCAGTGAAACTCTCTGATCTCTGCACGCTCGTGGTGCTCGGCTGGGGCCTGGCTGCCCTGGCCTGGCTACAACCGCAGCCGCCGCGGCAGGCACCGCAACGCCTGGCCAGTCCCATCAGCGCAGTGCAGCCAGCACCGCAGCCGATCCCGGACCGCAGCACCCTCACCGCCTTCCCGGGCCCCTGATCTCTGCCCGCGGCCGGGCCAGGGGATGCCTGCCATGGACTAATGGCCATCGGGCAGCGCCTTGCCGGTGCTGCCCTTTTCAACAACCGTCACCCATGCCGACACTGACAACAACAACTCACCACCAGTGCAGACCTGTGCTGCAACTCTCCATCTCTGCAGATGAAGCGGCCCTGATCGCTGATTTGCTCAAACCCAGAGCGCACCTGCTCACCGAACTGCTCGAGCTGCAGGTGCAGCACTGCCCTCAGGGCTGCGCTGACTGGGCTGATACAGCTGACGCCCTGGCCGTTGCCAATGCGGCGCTGATGAAGGTGCGCAACGCCCAGCAGCAGGTGGCGACATGAACACCACCAACCTGGCCGGCTTCCTTGGTGCCCTGCGCCAGAAGAACAGGGCTGTGCCGATCAATGCCGCCGAGGCCCTGCTGCTGATCGCTTCCGGGATCGACAACATCCCTGACCTGCAACGGGCGATGAGAGACGCCGATGGCAACGACCTGCCACCGGCCACCATCAGCCGCCTGATCTCCCTGCTCAGGGGCCGGGCCCGCTACAGCCAAGGCGCCTGGGTGGAGAGCCCTTACTCCCTGCTTGAGGTGAGGCCTCACCCGCACCGGCGTGGGCTGCAGCTGCAGCTGAGTGAGGCGGGAGAACAGCTCATCCGCAACTATTTCGGGCAGTACGATTGTACTAAGCCCCTAGGTGTCCAGCAATCCACCTGCGACGAGGAACGCCAGTGTCCATCTGCCTGATTGCCTCCATCGAACTGCCCGCAGGCCAGTCCAGGTATGGGCTTTCGCTGTATGTCGAGACCATCGGCAGCGCTAAGCGCCTATGGCTCCACCGGTGCCAGACTCCTAGGAGTCGCAGACGTTTTGGCCCATGGATCTACGTCAGCTGGAGAGGGCTCTGGCTGCTTTCTCCGTTCTCAGTCCCACCCAGTTCCCCGCCCACCACGCGCAAGTGTTCCTGGTGGTGGCCGCCCAGGGGCAATGCACTTATGAAGTGCTGGAGGAGGCCCTGAACCTCTCCAACTCCACCGTGTCCCGCACCGTCCATGCCCTGGGCGACAAGCACCGAAAGGGATACGACGGCCATGGCCTGCTCGAGACCTTCAGGGATCCCGAGGAAGGCCGCCGCTTCATGGTTCGCCTGACCGCCAAGGGCAAGGCCCTGGTCAGGCAACTCGAGGGCATCTGAGCCCTCACCCCACAACAACCACCACCACCAGACAGACCCATGGCAGGAAGCATCCGAAAGGTTGCCGATGGCTGGATTGCCGACGTCACCGTCAACGGCACCCGCCGCACAGGCAAATGCAAAACCAGAGCAGAGGCCCTGGCTCGCAAGCGCGAGCTGCTCGAGCTGCTGCTGCAGCGCGAGGCCAAGCCATCAGCCACGCCACCGTTCACCCTCAAGGAGGCCCGGGCCCTTTCGATGCGGATCCGCTGGGCCGGCACGGCCTACGAGCGCACCGCTGCCATCTACAGCCGCGAGGCCGTTGAGTTCTTCGGTGATTACTTCCCTGTCACTGACGTGACCGCTGCCCTGGTTGATGGCTGGCGCCAGAAGCTGCAGGCCAAAGGCAACAGGCCCAGCACCATCAACAAGAAGGTCGCAGCCATTCGAGCCATGCTCTCCGATGCCCACCTGCACGGGCACCTGCAGGAGCTGCCCCGGATGCCGCAACAGATGCGGCTGACCAACACCAAAGACCGGGTGATCAGCGATGAAGAGCGCGATCGCTTCTGCCACTACTTCCGCCAGATCGGTGAGCCTGCCGCGGCCGATCTGATGGTGTTCCTGCTCGAGACCGCTTGCCGGTGGGGTGAAGCCGAACGGCTCAAGGGCCAGGACGTGGACCTGGTGAAGGGGCGCGTCACCTTCTGGGCCACCAAGAACGGCAAGCCCCGCTCAGTGCCGCTGACCCGCCGTGCCATCGAGGCTCTCGAGGGGCACCTGCCTGCAGTGCCGGGCCATCGCGTCTGGCCCTACCGCTACACCCGCTACCAGCACCTGTTCAACCTGGGCAAGGGCGCCCTGGGCCTGGCTGATGACCGTGCCCTGTCGATCCACACCACACGCCACACCTGCGCGAGCAAGCTGGCCAGCCGCGGCATCCCGCTGCACCAGCTGATGGCCTACGGCGGCTGGACCAGCCTGGCTTCAGTGCAGCGCTACCTGCACCTGCACACCGATGCGCTGGCCGCCTGCGTCAACGCCCTGGAGGACTGAGCCATGGCCAACAAACGCCGCGACCCAAAGCCCCTCGAGCTGGCCGCCTACCTGCTGGCCTGCATCGCCATCAGCGGCATTGGCCTGATCGCCCTGCCCTTCGTGATCACTGCGCTGGGGGCCATCGCCCCCTTCGCTGCGATCGGGCTGTTCCTCCACTGGGCATGGAGGACACGCCGGTGCTCGCGCTGACCCTCATCGCCCAGCTGTATGGCCCGGCCTGCGGCTGGAACTACGGCGTCGAGATCACGCCAGAGAACGCGCCCTTCACCGGCTGCACCGTGCCGGACTTCAACGGGAACTACCGCACCCGCCTGCGCATGGACCCCTTCTCGCCCGGCGGTGTGCGGGCTGAGCCGGCTGGCCCTGCCCCGCTGCCCGTCTTCAGCCAGTGACGACTGCCGTTGTGGATGCGTCCACCGGATCGAGTTCTCTGCCTGCTCGCTGCGGCAGACTGCTTAGGTTCGGCAGTCCCCGCAGACGGCCGAATCCCTGAGATCCCTTGCGGTCAAAGGCGGGAGCATGGCGGAATTGGCATACGCAGCGGACTTAAAATCCGAAAAATGTCATTCCACCCCTGCAGAGCACTCGCATCCATCAGCTGCAGCAACGAGTTAGCCATCTCTGCACAGGTGGGGTGGAATTACTGCTGAAAGCACCCAAAAATGCGAGTTGAAACCCAAAAATCCCGCGTCCACCCCTGTGGACAAACTGCAGAAGCAGAGGGAGGAGAGGGAAAGAGAGCGGGCGAAATGGGATGCAATCAATGCCCGAGCCAGGCTGAAAGCGCAGGGCAAAGAGAGCGTCACTGAGTACGGCCGGGCCCTGTTCACCCAGTACGCCGAGCAGGTGACGGTGGCCCTGGGCCTGCTGCTCGAGGAGCTGCTGGCCAACCCCAGCAAGCCCGGCCCGCACTTCGCCGCCTGGCCACTACTGCTGCACGTCACCAACCGAGGCCCAAGGTCCATTGCCGCCATCGCCCTGGGCGTGGTGATTGACCAGATCAGTCAGCGCCCTGAGCAGCGGCGCCTGGCCGGTGCCATCGGCAAGGCCCTGCAAGACGAGCTCAAGGCCGGACGGATCGAGCAGGCCAGCCCTGACCTGATGCGGCTGATCCGCAAACGCAAAGGGGCAAGGGCGCTGAGCGACACCAAGGTGCTCGAGCAACTGCGGCTGGACTGCAGCGGCTGGACACACACAGAGAAGGTGGAGGTGGGCAACCTGCTGCTGCAGGTGATCCTGGGCAACACCGGTCTGGTGGAGGTGGGCACCACCAGCCGTAATGGCCGGCTGCGCTGCACCGTGCGGCCCACTGCAACAGCGGAAGCGGTGATCAAGGCCAACCCGCCGCGGCCTTTTCAGGCACGCCGGCTGCCAATGCTGGTGCCGCCGCGGCCATGGGAGGGGATGCACGGCGGCGGGCACCTGGACAACAAGCAACCGCTGGTGCGCAGCCGTGCCGGGCTGGGCCTCAGCCACCTGACGCCGGCGGCGCTGGTCCCGGTGATCAAGGCCGTGAACCAACTGCAGCAGCAGGAACTGCGCATCGACCCAGCCATGGTTGAGCTGCAGCGCTGCGCCTGGGACCACAACATCCGCGGCCTGTTCCCTGTCACCCGCGACCCGCTCGAGGATCCGCCGCGGCCCCAGGAGTTGCTCGGGTCTGAGGCCTTCAAGGACTACCAGCGACAACGCCTGAAGGCGCAGCGCGACCGCTGCGAGGGCGCAGCAGAACGCAACCGGATTGAGCAGACCATCCGCCAGTGCGAGGAGGTGGCCGGGATGCCGATCTGGTTCGCCTACTGCAGTGACTTCCGCGGCCGGCTCTACACCAGCAACCGCTACGCCACCCACCAAGGGCCGGACTGGGAGAAGGCTGCCGTTCACTTCAGCCACGGCGAGACCTGCTCGGTTGAGGCGTTTGAGTGGCTGCTCAAAGGTGCAGCCAGCCACTGGGGGATCCGGGGCAACTGGCAAGCCCGGCTCGAGTGGGGCCGCAATCACCTGATGGAGATGTGCGGTGCAGCCGAGGCGCCGCTGGATCGGCTTGAGCTGTGGCGTGACGCCAAGGATCCATGGCAATACCTGCAGCTCTGCCGTGCCATTGCGCAGCAGGTGGCTGACCCGAGCAGCAGCTGCACCACGCCGGTGCGGTTCGATCAAACCTGCAGCGGCATTGGCATTGCGTCAGCCCTGGTGCGTGATCGCAGGCTGGCCAGGCTGACCAACATCGCCGGCGAAAGCCACCGCGATCTCTACACCCACATCGCAGGCGAATTGCAGCGGCTGCTGCGGCTGGACCTGAGCAACGGCACCGAGCGCGAGCAGCGCATGGCCCAGCTCTGGCTTGAGTTCGGCGTCGATCGCTCGCTGTGCAAAGGCCCGGTGATGACGACCATCTATGGCGCCCAGTTCCTGGGTGTGGTGGAGGGGCTGGTGGCAGCGCTCGAGGAACGGCAGGCCGGGCTCAAGCTGCACCAGTGGGAGTACGCCTACCTGGCCCCGGCCCGTTACCTGGCCCGCAAGCTGGGCGTGCTGCTGGGGGCTGAGCTCAAGAGCTGCCTCGATCTGCAGGCCTGGCTGCGCACCGTGACCAGGACAGTGCTGGCCGAGGGCAAGGCGGTGCAGTGGACCAGCCCAATGGGGATGCCGATCCGGCTGGGCGATGCGCTGGATCCACGCACCACTGTCACGACCCTGGCCCATGGCCGCAGGCGGTGGCAGGCCTGGTCTGACGAGGCCACAGAAGGAGAGCTGTCAGCACGCAGCACCAACCGGGCCGTGACCGCCAACACGGTTCACTCGTTTGATGCAGCGCTGTGCCAGCTGATCATTGAGAAGAGTGGAGAGCAAGGTGCGCAGCTCCTAACCAATCACGACTGCTTTGCGACAATTCCATCGCGCGCAGGTTGGCTGCATCACACCCTGCACGATGAGCTCAGGTGCCTTTACGCGCCTGACTGGTTGGCAGAGATGGCAGCTCAGATCGCTGATGCCGCAGGGCTTCAGAGCCTGCCGCCGCCGCCGCAGGTGGGAGACTTGTGCCACGGGGAGATCGGCCAGAACCCACATTGCTTCTCGTGAAACTCTCCTAGGTGTCTTGCTGTAACGCTCCTAGGTGGCTAAGGTCGCGTTGTTCTCCACATGTGGCGCACAAATGCCGCGACAGCTCCACGTTTCCCCGCTTGGCGAAGCCTGGTGGGCCAAGGTTCTCGAGCCCGCTGATGGCTACGAAGAAGGTGATCCCCGTGCGTGGTCGATTGAGCTGGCCCTGGATCCGGCCGACCCCGAGACCATTGCCTTCATCGAAAAGATCGAGCTTCTGTTTGTTGAGGTGAATGGCCCCGGCGCCAAGCAGGCCAAGAACGCCTGGCCATTTGCCGATCAGATGGACAAGGACAAGAACCCCACCGGCAAGATCCGCTTCCGGTTCAAGCGCACCGAGATGAGCGCCAAGGGGAACCTGATGTCTCCGCCCGTGATCGTCGACAGCAAGAAGAACCTTTGGCCAGCCGACTGCCTCATCGGCAACGGCAGCAAGGTGAAGGTGGCGTTCACGGCATGGGGTTGGACCGAGAAGCGCAGCGGTGCCAAGGGCATCAGCCTCACGCTCGAGTCGCTGCAGGTGATCGACCTGGTGCCGTACGAGCGGGTTGATGCAGCGTCTGCCTTCGGCGAGGAAGACGGCTACGTGGCTGAAACCCCTGCTGCCCAGACCCCGTTTGCTGCAGAGGAGCCGGCCCAGCCGATGAGCATGGCCGAGCAGATCCGGGCCCGCGCCGCCCAAGTGAAGGCCGATGCCCCGGCAGCACTGGCCAAGGCCGACGCCGAGGAGATCCCCTTCTGATGGCGTTGCGCACCGCCGACTTCGTATTGCCGGTGCTGCTGCAGCCCAAGGCACGGCCTCGCTTTGGGCGGGGCTCTGCCTACAAGGACACCAAGTACCGCACCTGGGCCGACAGCGTTCGGGCAATTCTCAGCGAGTGGTGGACTGTGCCGCCCCTCGAGAAGGGCCAGGTGGTGGCGCTGCACCTCACGTTCTGCGGGCCCGGAACATCTGATCTGGACAACCTCGCTGGCGCCGTGATGGATGCCGGCAACGGGATTGTGTGGGCCGATGACCGGGTGACTGTGCTGCAGCGGATCGAAGCGCAGTGGCAGCAGCAACCCAAGAACAACCAGTCGATTTACCTCAAGGTCATTTGGAATGACGAATTACACACTGCCGCTGCGTGAGCAGTGCTGCAGCAACTGCAGATACGCACGCGGCTTTGTCTACGAGAAGCATGAGCTTCTGCAGTGCTGCTGCAAACCACCCGAGTACAGCACTCGCTTTCATCCACGCTGGCCAACCGTGTACCACGAGAGCTGGTGTGGCAGCTGGGTCTATGTCGAGGCGGAGGGAGGCAAATGAAGTGCCCTCATTGCGGCAACGAAAAGAGCCGCGTCACTGAAACACGCTCATCACCTGAGGCTGATCGCAGGGTCCGGCTATGCCAGGGCTGCGGCCAGATGTTCCAAACCCTGGAACGTGTCTGCGTGTACGCCGGCCGATCGGCTGGCTACATCGAAGCCGGCCAACCCGCACCGTTCCTCGCCGCGGTGCCTGACATCGAGGAGGAGGAAAGGCCAGCAGCTAAGCGAACTGCACCGCCGGCCTGGCAGATGAGCACCGTGCCTGACGGTGTGTGCAAGGAGGCAGCCCCGCTGCTGCTGCAGTGGTGGAACGAGAGCCGGCGCTCAAAGCACAAAGGCAATGCCACCTGGACAGAGGCGGCATGGCTTGCCACCTGCAATCGCATCGCACGCCTGCCCGAATGGCAGCAGGTGGCGCTCTGCGCAGCTGGCGTTGAGCACGGCTGGCAGGCATTGAAGCCTGAGTACCTCAAAGAAGAGCTGGCCAAGCCCACGGCCCTGGGCCGGCCCATGCCCCAAGACCCGCGGATGCTTGCCGCGCTCGAGCAATGGCCAAGCCAGTCAGCCTGACCGCCGAGACATTTCTGGTGGTCGCCGAAATGATCGCAGCCCATCTGCGCATCAAAGACAGCGACCGCTGGAGCCCACACGTTTGCCGGCTGAAGTTTCACAGCTTCACCAGTGAGTTCCCCGAGATCACTGAACCGCAATTCATGTGGGCCGCAGAGCAATGGATTCAGGGCCTCGAGCCCAACACGTTCAAGCGCTACCCCACCTGGAAAGAATTGATGGCACCGCTGTATCGAACAGAGAACGGCATGGCGAATCGAAGCTGGGGCTTCCGCGAGGAGCTGCCTGCCTTCTGTCGCCCTGCTGGGTGGCAACTGGAGAAGCTGCCAACGACGCGCCGGTCGCTGATCGCAGCGCCTGACCCGCACAACTCGCAGGCCTACGTGCCCTTCGAGAGCAATGAGCATCCACTGCTGCCGCCTGCCAAGGAAGACAGCCCGCTTACACCGGAGAAGTGGAACGACTACCTGCAATGGGCGCAGCAGGAGGCAGCTCGACTCGAGGCCCAGTGATGGAGCCGCTGATCGACAAGCACGAGCTGCAGGGAATCCTCGAGAGAGGGCTGCTTACCGGCAAGTGGTCAACCCTGCAGTTCAACAAGAGCGGGCGAGATGTGATCTTGCCCAGCCCTGGGTTCCTGGCACAGCACCCGCAGTTTCAGGAGATGGACTTCAGGGACATGGAGGCCTTTCGCAAGCACCACGGATCAGCTGGACCCACGAGTACGAAATCGGCCAGGAGATCAAGGGCTACTACCAGGGGGCATGGCGCCGCGGCGCTGTTGTCTCTCGCAGGGTCAGAAGCCTGATGGTGTTTCTGGGCAAATACGGCTACGTCAACATCCACGACCAACGCAACGTAACGCCATGGGAACCAGAACAGGAGAAGAGCCAATCGACGTCTCACGACGCGCCCTTGTTCGACTGAGAAACATGGCGCTGCGTCATTACAACGAGACCGTCGAAGGCAGTTTCACGCAGGGCTACTGGAACGGATACATCCGGGCCCTGGAACACATCATCGAAATGGAGGACGAGTGATGGGACTGAAACCTGAGAGCATCCCGCCTGGCTGGCTGGAGCCAAACCTTGGCCCTGGCGTCAGTCGGCCAAAGCCTGATGAGTCAACACGACTATTCAGGGTTCACGTCAGGCAGCCAACGTCGCCTGCGATGCGAGTGACAATCCCTGCCCCAAACAAGGCCAAGGCCCTGCTGTATTGCAAAAACCGCTGGCCCGACTGTATTGCCGAGGTAATTCAATGACACAAGAACACGACCACCCGATCACTCCGCCGATTGAGCTTCTGAGACGGTTGCGCGAAGAAGCGCCTAAATGCCCCGATCAGGGAGTCATCACCCTTGAGGAATGGGTCGCCCGAGAAGTCGCCCGCCAGGAATGGATCGCCACCCAAGCCGCCCGCTGGGGCGCTGATCAGGAGCTTGAGGCTTGCTGTGAGTGGATTGGCAGTGAGGGCCTGGCCGGTTACACCTCGCGTGAACTCCGCGCTGCCCGCCGCCCAAAGCCGCCGAGCTTGAAGGAGTTGGCGCTGAAGGCGTTGAAGCACGCACCAGGGCCGAACTATCCAAACCCCATCACACTGCTCACTGCTGGTGAGCACGCCCTGATCCGCCGTGCTCTTGAATCTTTACCTGACTGACTAATCATGCCACGCAAGACCTACGACAGGCGCTGCCCTGACTGCGGCTCACAGAGTATCAAGATCAACGAGAGCCGATTCATGGCCATCGACGAAACAGACAACAATGATCCACGCCGACAGTTTGCACATTGTCTGCCTTTGAGGGACTACACGAGACGGCGCAGGGTGTGCAACGAATGCGGACACCGCTTCACGACTGTTGAAATCAGCCAAGAAGACATCGACGCCGTTGCTCTTGAAGTTAAAT